TTCTCTAAATGCGTTATTGGTAAAATCGGGTGTGCCGCCACCAAATCCCGGAAGCAAGTTATCAATCAACTGGCCGGCTGCTCCTCTAAGTAGAGGATTCTTAATTTTGTTTACTGCACCACCTGCTACATTGTTAACTTTTGAAACTAGTGCTCGTTGTGCCGCTGGTAAAAATGGCATAGCTTATCTCCCGTTGTATCAATATTTATCACCGTAATTAAAGTATGCTTTAATTTTTATCAATATTCTGGACTATTTTATCTTGACACAGATAAGTTATAGTATATAATAACGGTAGAACTATAGGAGTTTGCATGACAACAACAAAAAAGGTTAACTACCTAAATAACAAAGATATCTTAAAAGAGATTCATAAAAGCAAGATGAGCTACTGCTACATCGAAGATGATCGTTATGATATGTACGACATTATTTTAGATAACGTCAAAAACATTAATAAGAAAACACTTAAAGAAGCTAAAGAAAACAAATCAAACAGATTGCAGTCTGAAGCATATACAGAAGCAATGCTGACACATGATTCAAAAGATTACAGAAACAAGCCCAAGCAAAAAGACTTTGCTGTAGATCCTGATTCAATTGATGACAGTGACATTGTGTTTCGTGTTATGACTTACGAACATATCCCCGAAGAGGAAGGCCGTAAGAAGAATCCAAAAAATGAAGCTGAAGAAAAAAGTCGTGTAAACTTCCCTCCTTATAAGCATTATGCATATCAAAATGGTGAACTAAAAGAAGTGGCTCGCAGTCACTGGCGTGGTAGCTTAAGCAATGGTGAATTCTGTGTTGACCACGGTAAGATTACAAACAAGCTAGGAACAATGTTCCTCAAACTAGTTGAACGTTATAGTCATCGTAGCAACTGGCGTGGATATACCTACGTAGACGAAATGCGTGGTCAAGCACTAGTACAGCTAAGTCAAGTTGGACTACAGTTTAACGAAGCAAAGAGTGACAACCCATTTGCTTATTACACAGCCGCGGTTAATAATAGTTTTACCCGAGTGTTAAACTTAGAAAAAAGCAATCAAGTTATTCGTGACGATATTCTTATTGAACACGGGCATTTGCCAAGTTTTGGTAGACAGATGGCACACGAAGCAGAAATTAGGGCTTTGCGAGAAAGTGCAGAAACGGAAAAGGCTTCATATGAGGAGTATGACGAACAATGAGTCAGCTGTTTAAAACGGCGGCTTGTTTCACTGACATACACTACGGTTTAAAACAAAATAGCCGCATCCATCTAGACGACTGCCATCGATTTGTTGATTGGTTTATTGCAGAAGCAAAAGCTCGCGGAGCAGAAACTTGTATCTTCCTAGGAGATTGGAGTCACCATCGTGCTAGCGTAAATGTTGCTACAATGAATGCCAGCATCAAAGACCTCAAGAAGCTAAATGACAACTTTGAAAAGGTTTATTTTATTACTGGCAATCACGATTTGTACTATAAGGACAAGCGTGAACTCAACAGCATCGAATATGCACGTGACTTACCTAACTTTGTGATGGTAGACGAACATTTTGTACAAGATGACGTTGCAATTATTCCGTGGCTTGTAGCTGACGAATGGAAGCAAGTACAAAAGATGAAAGTCAAGTATTTGTTTGGTCACTTAGAGTTGCCCTACTTTAAAATGAATGCAATGGTAGAGATGCCAGATCACGGTGGTCTCAAAGCAGAGCATTTGAGTGGGCCAGAATATGTGTTTAGTGGACATTTCCACAAGCGCCAGTACAAGAACAACATTCACTATATTGGTAATGCTTTCCCACATAACTATGCAGACGTAGATGACAATGAACGTGGTGCAATGTTCCTAACCTGGGGAGAAGAACCAGTATATGTTAACTGGACTGACTGTCCAAAGTTTAAGGTAGTGACACTTACCGAACTTATCGACAACCATGCGAATTTACTTGACAAATACACCCATGCTCGTGTAAAATTAAACATTAGTATTAGTTACGAAGAAGCGAACTTTATTAAAGAGAAGTTTGCAGAACAGTACGGTGTTAGAGAGCTACAGTTAATTCCTGTTAAAGATGAAGAACAAGAATTTGAAGGTGGCGAGATAAAGTTTGAAAGCGTAGATCAGATTGTTATCCAACAGTTACAAACTATTGAGTCTAATGCTGTTAATACACAAAAGTTAATTGATATCTATCACGGATTAGAAGTTTAATGCTTAAAATTAAAAATGTAACTGCCAAAAACTTTATGAGTATTGGCGCACAAACACAAGCTGTAAATTTTGATAATTGTAACCTAACACTTGTTCTAGGACATAACCTAGACATGGGAGGTGATGGCAGCAGAAACGGTACTGGTAAGACCACTATCATTAACGCACTCAGCTACGCACTGTATGGCGAAGCATTGACTAATATCCGTAAGGATAACCTAATCAATAAAACTAACGGCAAAAATATGTTTGTTAGTGTTGATTTTGAAATCAACAGTAAGGAATACAGAATTGAGCGTGGTCGTAAACCAAATGTGCTACGCCTCATTGTAGACGGCAACGATACTGGTGATGCTGACAATGAAGATGATGATGCCCAAGGCGACAGCAGAGAAACACAAAAAGCAATCGAAAAGATTGTAGGTTTCCCGCACGAAATGTTCAAGCACATTATTGCGCTGAATACATATACTGAGCCATTCTTGGCTATGAAGTCCAATGACCAGCGCAACATGATTGAGCAGTTGCTAGGTATTACTGAGCTAAGTCAGAAAGCAGACATCCTCAAGGAACTGCTTAAAAATACCAGAGACTCAATCAAAGAAGAAGAAATGCGTATCGCCGCAGTTAAGTCTAGTAACGAACGTATTGAAAAGAACATTAATGAAATTGAGCTACGCAGCAAGGCTTGGGAAAAGACTAAGAGCGATAAACTTGCTGACATGACCACTACTATTGAAACACTTAGCGAAATCGCAATTGAGCAGGAAATTGCTAACCATAAGCATAATCAAACTGTAAAAGAATTAAGCGATGCTAAGTCTGTACTAGAAAAAGAAAAAGATCGTACCGATACCAGTTTCAATCGAAGTGTTAAGAAGCTAGAAGAACTTAAGGCTAATTTGCAAAAGGCACACGAAGGTGTATGCCCTACTTGCGGACAAGGTACTGCACATCTTACAACTCACGAAGAATATACAGCAGAATTAGTTGAAAAGATTGCTGAAGAACAAAAGTATCACGATGACCTAGAATTACGATTAAATGAGCTTGTAGTTGCACTAAATGAATATAAAGATATTGCAGACGAAACTGATACATTTTATAATGATCTTGAAAGTGCGCTAGAGCATAAGCATAACTTAGATACTCTAGCATTACAGTACGCAGAAAAGCAAGAAGAAAATAATCCGTACATTGAACAAATTGAACAGTTGCGTAAAACTGGATTAGAAGAAATCACATGGGATTATATTAACGAACTTACTGATCTTAAGGAGCACCAAGAGTTCTTGCACAAGCTACTAACCAGCAAGGATAGCTTTATTCGTAAGCGCATTATTGATCAAAACATCAGTTATCTAAATCACCGTCTTGCATATTACTTAGATAAGATTGGTTTGCCGCATGACGTTAAGTTTAATAGTGACCTTTCTGTAGAGATTACAGAGTATGGACGTGACTTAGACTTTGATAATTTGAGCAGGGGTGAGCGTAACAGACTTATTCTCAGCCTAAGCTGGGCATTCCGTGATATCTATGAAAGTTTGAATCAGCCGATGAACTTGATGTGCATTGACGAACTTATTGACAGTGGTATGGATACAATGGGTGTTGAAAACAGTCTTGCTATCCTTAAGAAAATGAATCGCGAACAACGTAAGAACATTTTCCTAATCAGTCACAAGGAAGAGCTCGTTGGTCGTGTTAACAATGTACTAACGGTTATTAAAGAAGGTGGCTTTACCAGCTACAACACTGATACTGAATACGTAAACTAACGTGATACTCGTTTTAACTACTCCTAGAACTGGCAGTACTTGGTTTTGTGAACACTTAGCTAAGAACCACTCGTTAGAGAATCTAGACGAGTATTTCGGTAAACACGAAATCTCGCTTGAGGAACAAATCAGTAAGCTAGAGTACTTACAGTCAAATAAAGATACTGTACTGAAATGTTTTCCGTGGCATTTTAAAAATTTGAGAGCAAATTTTCCTAGAGCTAATTTTCTAGAAAAAAATCTTTTAAAACTTGCAGATAAAATATACATTCTAGTTAGAAACGATTTTAACAGTCAATGTAAAAGTTACTATCTAGCAAAAAGTACAGATGTTTGGAGCGGTGTTCCGCAAGAACATGTTAACGTTGATGTAGACAATGTTATGTATGAGTATTATGTTAATCACTTGATTGACGGATACATGCAACTAGCAGAGTATAATAAAAAATTCAACTGCGAAGTTATAGATTACGATAGCTTGGCATTTAATAGAGAAGAACGATACGTCAGACCTGTTACCTGGGTTAATGAACCAAAATCTATAGATTTTAATGTAGAGAAGTTGTTTACCTAAATTTAAGTGTAACGGATTCATGCTCGTTTAAATAACTGCATGAATTGGACGTATAATGGAACAAGTGTAGACGACTTACCTGAAGGTACGGAAGCGTTTGTTTATTTGATTACTAACCTTACTAACAACAGAAAGTATGTTGGTAAAAAGTTGGCCCGATTCAAAAAAACACGCCCACCGCTAAAAGGTAAAAAGAACAAAAGACGCAGCTCAGTAGAAAGTGACTGGCGCGACTATTGGGGCAGTAACGATCATTTAAAGGAAGATGTTTTGCGTTTAGGTGCTGAACACTTTACTCGAGAGATACTGTACTTTTGCCCCAGCAGAGGCGTAGCCAGTTACTTAGAAGCCAGAGAGCAGTTTGAGCGTAAGGTTTTGGAAACAGATGAATACTATAACGGCATTATTAATGTTAGAGTAGGCGGTTCACAAATCCTGCGTGAAGCACTGAAGAAACTATAATTACATATACAACACACATGGCAGTACACGGCAGTTTTACACACAAACCTGGCACACATCGAGCATAGCTCAATCTCTTACTAAGGCATATTACATAGGCGCTGCACCGCCCCACCGAGGACTATATCGGTTTCCTTGAGGCTCCGTTTCACTACGGCGTCAGATTCTGGAATGCAGTCGGCAAGATGCAAACAACGTTATGGCATTGAAAGAATGTGAGCTCTGAGAAAAAGCAACTCACTGGTTGATATAATCAAACTCCACTAGATTATATTGGCTTCCGAGCGAATACAAGTGACGGTAGTGTATGGGGAGAGAAGGCGCTCTGCTTCCTAATAAGCACCCGGGTTGGAGATGGCGAAGCTCATCGTGATGACGCTTTCTTTTTTGTTCACCCTGCAAAGGGTGAACTATGACTCCACTATCGTGATAACTTCTTAATTAATAAATCAACTAAAAAA